TGTCAGAACGTAAATTATTCACGTCTGAATCTGTATCTGAGGGGCATCCAGATAAGATTGCAGACCAAATTTCAGATGCGATTTTGGATGCTATTTTAGCCAAGGATCCAGAGGCGCACGTTGCTGCTGAGACAGCTGTATACACTGGATCTGTCCACGTTTTTGGTGAAATTTCTACAAATGCCTATGTGGATATTAACCGTGTGGTTCGTGATACCATTGCAGAGATTGGCTACACCAATACAGAATATGGTTTTTCTGCTGAGACGGTGGGAGTTCATCCGTCTCTTGTTGAGCAATCACCAGACATTGCCCAAGGTGTTAACGAAGCCTTGGAGGTTCGTGGGAATGCAGATCAAGATCCACTGGACTTGATTGGAGCTGGAGACCAAGGGCTCATGTTTGGATTTGCAGTGGATGAAACAGAAGAGCTCATGCCGTTGCCAATTTCACTCAGTCATAAATTGGTTCGTCGTCTGGCAGAACTTCGTAAGTCTGGGGAAATTAGCTATCTTCGCCCAGATGCTAAATCACAAGTTACAGTTGAGTACGATGAAAATGACCGTCCAGTACGTGTGGACACAGTTGTTATTTCAACTCAGCACGATCCAGAAGTCAGCAACGAACAAATTCACAATGATGTCATTAATATGGTTATCAAAGAGGTTATTCCAGCCTCTTACTTGGATGCGCAAACAAAATTCTTCATCAATCCTACTGGTCGTTTTGTAATCGGTGGACCTCAAGGGGACTCAGGTTTGACTGGTCGTAAGATTATCGTAGATACCTATGGTGGCTACTCTCGTCACGGTGGTGGTGCTTTCTCTGGTAAAGATGCGACTAAGGTGGACCGTTCTGCGTCATATGCAGCTCGCTATATTGCCAAGAACATCGTTGCAGCCGGTCTTGCTAAGAAGGCAGAAGTTCAATTGGCCTACGCTATCGGTGTTGCGCAACCTGTTTCTGTTCGTATCGATACCTTCGGTACAGGAACAGTAGCTGAAAGTAAACTTGAAAAAGCAGCTCGTCAAATCTTTGACCTTCGTCCTGCAGGAATTATTCAAATGTTGGATCTTAAACGTCCAATCTACCGTCAAACAGCAGCTTATGGACACATGGGGCGTACAGATATTGACCTTCCATGGGAACGTTTGGACAAGGTAGATGCTTTGAAAGAAGCAGTCAAATAAAATCTTGAGAGGGGGACTTCCCCTCTTTTTTACTGATAAAACATTTCACATACAAATATAAGACTATAATTAAGTTAGAAATGATAAAGCTAGAAAGAAGTTTACTGCATAAAACCTGTACAGTAAGATTAAAATCATGAAAAAGAAAACAATAGCAATTATACAATGTATTTTGTATCTCATAGCTTCTTATATAGCTCTTCAGTTGAGAAGTTTAGTGGGTGAGTTCTTTATCATTTTCCTTATTCTGTTGACTATTTCATTCTGGTTTAGTATTTGGAAACTAGAAAAAGCACTAGATAATAATTCACAATAAAAACTCCAAAGATTTAGATCTGTTTTATACAGATTTAAGTCTTTTTTATCACTTAAAAAACTCCTATAATATCTTTCCGAAAAACTATAATTTTCTTGAAAAATAAATAAGTCTATGCTATACTACTTGTAGGCTTATTTATGGAGAAAATACATGAAACGTGAGATTTTACTGGAACGAATCGACAAACTAAAACAAATCATGCCCTGGTATGTTTTGGAATACTATCAATCTAAGCTGGCTGTACCTTACAGTTTTACAACCTTGTACGAATACCTCAAGGAATACGATCGATTTTTCAGCTGGGTTTTGGAGTCTGGTATTTCAAACGCTGATAAAATGTCCGATATTCCTTTATCAGTTTTGGAAAATATGTCTAAGAAAGACATGGAATCCTTTATCCTTTATCTACGTGAACGTCCTTTGCTGAATGCTAATACAACCAAACAAGGTGTTTCTCAGACAACCATCAATCGGACTTTGTCAGCACTTTCTAGTCTTTACAAGTATCTGACCGAGGAAGTTGAAAACGATCAGGGAGAACCTTATTTCTATCGAAATGTAATGAAGAAAGTTTCAACCAAGAAAAAGAAAGAGACACTTGCTGCCAGAGCTGAAAATATCAAGCAAAAACTCTTTCTTGGTGATGAAACAGAAGGTTTTCTTACTTATATTGACCAAGAGTACCCACAACAGCTCTCTAATCGAGCTCTCTCATCATTCAACAAAAATAAAGAACGTGATTTGGCCATTATTGCCCTTCTCTTGGCATCGGGTGTTCGCTTATCTGAAGCTGTTAATCTGGATCTAAGAGATCTCAATCTTAAAATGATGGTTATCGATGTCACTCGAAAAGGTGGCAAACGTGATTCGGTAAATGTCGCTGCCTTTGCTAAGCCTTATCTAGAAAATTATCTGGCCATTCGTAATCAACGCTATAAGACTGAAAAGACGGACATTGCACTCTTTCTAACTCTCTATCGAGGTGTTCCTAATCGTATCGATGCTTCCAGCGTTGAGAAAATGGTTGCTAAGTACTCTGAGGACTTCAAAGTCCGTGTAACCCCCCACAAACTACGACATACCCTAGCAACTAGGCTCTATGATGCTACTAAATCGCAAGTTTTGGTTAGTCACCAGCTAGGTCACGCCAGTACACAAGTCACTGACCTCTATACCCATATCGTAAATGATGAACAAAGGAATGCCTTGGATAGTTTATAAATTACATAAATTAAATTATGTAATACATTAGAAAGGGATTCAATAAACTATTCATCTTATTTGATCATATCAAATACAATTGCTAACAGAGTAAACAGCTTTAAAGAATATGAAATAAAATTTATGTGGCCACTAGCTTGCCTTTCTTTGTAACATCCTGGATATGCAAATCACTTATAATTGGTATTCATCTCAAAATAAGAGGATTCCACAAAAATAAATCAAATTGAGCACCTATAAAAGCATGCTGCCTGCGATGACCAATATTTTATCAGAAAATAAAATTCCGCTAAAAACAATCATGGATAGGGTTGGATATTCTGATTCTGATGTTACTAATTCCATCTACCACCCACGTCACAAAGAACATGAAAGATGAAGCAATCAATGTACTGGATAAAGTTATGAAAAAGATTTTTTAAAAAGTTTTGCCCCTTTTTTGCCCCCTAAATACAAAAATAGCCCTTCGGATAAAATCCGAGGGGCTAGAAACGTTGTTAAATCAACGGCCGAACTTTTGAATTTCAAGGTTCGGGATAAAATAGTTCACTGAACTATTTTATTTTTTAAGGTTATCTTCCTATTATTAGATACTAAAAAATAGGCCTAAGCCTACTCAATATCTAACTTGATTTTCTCCAAAACTATTAAATTCAAATAAGTTGAGAAAACATAAAGGGTAACAAAAAGGAACTTAAAATGATGAGTTCAGCAGGCAAGAAACTAGCACGGTCAAACGTGCTTTTTTTTATTGCTGATTGCTGATAGGTTCATTATATGACGTAGAAAATAACTCATATCAAAAAGCACTTAGATTTCTCTAGGTGCTGGAATAGGCGGGACGGGAATTCCCCGCTTTTCAGATACCCCAAGGGTGCGTAGTTCCCGATATTTCTCTACTTCTATTCTTTATCTATATTATACACCTTTTCTAACACTTTTCAACCACAAAAGCCCTAGATTCGTTTCTAAGGGCTTTTAGTTTATCCGTGGTGATTTAGTTATCCAGTACGAAACAAAGCAAAATAGGGGGTGAATATGAAGCCTCAGCCTACTTATACACTTCTAGCTCTCCGTTCTGGTGGATTCTCGCAAAGTTTAAAACAGCTATCTGTTTGTATCGATGATAAGTAGTGGAGCTAGTACCTGCCATTTCTACGCATTCGCTCATTGTTTTCTTTCTCATATAAAAATAATGGATAATAAAGTATTTTCTGGCTCGCTTGTTCTCTATCTTATTGATGTCGTGGGCGAATATCTCCAACCCCTCACGGATTGCTTTTTCATGCCCACCGCTCAAATTCCACTGATCAGGTAAGACAAGTTCCCAAGCCTCTTCATCTATCGTAACTTGGTTTTCACTCCCTGCCATCCTCTGGAATCTCAGAAAGTAAGTCATCCGCTCTCTGACGTTCATCATCGTTTTGAAGTTATCCAGCTCCATTAGTTCGCTCCCTTGTGATATAATAATATTATTGAGATTATAGCTGAGGCGGAGCGCCTTGGCTTTTTTGTATTCTAAGGCTTTTCCTTTTGAATCTCATCTTCCCAAACGGATTCAACCATTGCGCTCATGGCCTCTATAAATTTATCATCCTTAACTGGAGTTTCTTGATGGATGTTACTCTTAATCACACTGATTTCTGCTCGCAACTTCTCGTCCAGCAACTCCAAATCACGAAAAGCGCTATTATTCATCCCATGCAAAGCAGAAAGAAAGGCATTAAAATTACTAGATCTCAATCCACTTTCGATAATTTCAGATTTAGCTTTATTTTTTAGCCATTCATACTCATTAAAAGCCTGTTCTCTTGACCATAAAGCACGGTTTGAAAACTCTTTTAATAACTCTCTGTACCTTGTATTAACCTTATACTCTTTCAGCAACTTACTAGCCCTTGAATCTATCGTACTATCAGCCATCTTTTGGGCGTTATAAGCCTCTTTATATGCTTTTCTTTGAGATAGTCCAGCCACTAGTCCTTGGACAAATTTTTCTTGTCTCTGCGTTAACTTATCTGTCACATTAGTTCACCTCCTTAAGCGACAAAAAGGGGAAAACTCCCCCTTGTCTTAAGCGTTATCTTGCTCTTGCTCAGCTTTTAATACTGCTTCTTCTACGTTGTAGTCAATGATTGCACCGATAGCGTCCCCATCTTCAATGTATTTAAAATTATAACGCTCGTACTCTGGATGTGCTTGCTGGTGTTCTTCCATTAGTTTGAAGAGTTCTACAATCGTTGGTACTGGTTCAATTTTGTGTCTAATTTGTCTCTTCATCTTTTAAAAATGCCCTTTCACATCGTTGTAAGTATTTCCAAAGGCTCGCACATAAACTTCTCTTAAGAATGGTTCAACTGGATAGACTGGTTCGTATCTAACCCTTCCATCGGCTGGCGAAATAATAGATCCCCCTGTGCTGAAAGTAAACTCTCTCTTACCTTTTCCAACTTTGTAAACCATAGCATGGTAAAGGGTTTGAAGTTTATCTGAATCAGCTCTAAATTCGTCATCGATCTGGTCAATCTCTCGTAGCAAATCCACGGCTTTATCATAAAGCGCCTTATGCTTTTTGTCAACCGTTGAATCTAGTTCATCGATTCTTGTCTTAAAATCTTCAAGACTCATAAGTGTTTCATTGTGCAAGTCTTCCAGCTTTTTAGCATTCTTTTTTAATTTACTTTCAGCAATCCATAAGTTATCCTTGGCATTGCGTAGCTTGTCTTTGTCTACTTCATCAACCGCTTCATCATGTTCACGTTGGGCGTTCGCTTGATCTTGAAGCAACTGTGTTTTTTCTCGTTCAGCCTCAGCAATCGCATTTTCGTTTTGTGTGATCAATGCGTTAACTTCCTTAGTGATTTTATCTAGTGCTTTATCCATTTTTTGGGCTAGTTCTTGGCGTTTTTGCGCTTGTTCAATATTGTTTGTGTTTTGTGTTTCTGCCATCTTATTTTTTCCTTTTCTATTGTTTGATTAAGTTTAGAGTGCTAGATCCAGTCACGGGATCTCTATTGTAGTTCATCTGCTTACATCCTCTCCACTCTATTCCTCAACTTCTTCATCTATTGGATTTTCTTCATTCTTGAAAACTTCACAAATACGTTTAAAGTTGATATCTAGATTGTTATCTTCCAAATACTCAGCGATAAGCGTTCCGTTTTCCTTATATCTTAGTTTAATAGCTGGCACTAGATAAGTACCTCTCATAAATCCAAATAACGCTAGTCCTGCTATTTGTGCGTCTTCTAGGTCTCCAAATTCATAAGTAAATGTATGTTTTGGTGCTGTTTCTGAAAATGCTTTTAATGTCATGTTTTTTCTCCTCTTTCTGTTTTAAGGGTGTCACTAGTAGTTACACCGTCGCAAGGGGGTCGGTACCATCTACCCCATTTTATTTTAGGTTTTGGGCAAAGTGTAGCCGTTTTTGAATATCTATTGGCTACGCATTCCGCCTTACAGCCCCAAGGGTTTTCGCCTTGTGTAGCCGTGTAGCCGTTTCATCTCAAAAAAAATATATAAATAACGTATTAGGTATTTAATTATATATACTTTTATAAAATATATATTTTGGCTACATTTAGATTAAAAAGTCAGTAATAGCAAGGGTTTAGGGGTGTAGCCGTTTTTTTATCTTTTGGCTACACTGTCTACACTTTATTTTTTTATTTTAGCAAATCCACGCTTGACGCTTTTACCAAATCTAAGGGAGTCCCTCGATTCCCAACCCTCTTTGTTTTGCATGAATTTCTTAACCTTGTTTTTATCTTTAGGGTTGGGGGAATTGTTCAAATAAACCTCGGAAAAGAATATATTTACTGTCAACTTGTCCCTTTCCACCAGTTTCCCATACTTTCCAGTATCTAGATGAATCTCTACGCCATTAGCGCCCATATGATAGCCGTGGTTCATCATGTCATGAATATAGTAGTGTCTTGTACTGTCTGTTGCTGGGAATTGATACATATTTTTAGGGTAGGGAGTTTCTAAATAACGCTCAACATCCTCAAGGATTTCATCTACAAACTTGTAACGGCTTCTAACCTCGTTTACTAGCTTTTCTTGCTCGTCTGTCAGGTTCAACACTTGGTTAGCTCTCCAAGCCATCACCATAGCACCCCAAAAGGCTCTACGGTCTTTTTCTGTCCACTTCCTGCCCTTATAGTTGGTGTCTTTGTGGACTTCTGCAACCAGAAAGCGCCTTTCCCCTGTCAGGTCGTTTAAATAATCATGGTCATTGGTTGCTCTGACAATGATAAAACTCTTAGGGAGTCGCCTGTCACTGGAGGCGTAAGGCGGTCTAAACTCTAGCTTGGTTTCTGTGATAAATTTCTTCAATTCTGAAAAACTAGCTTTTTTGCTGGCCACCATCTCATCATCAAATACACACCAGTTTCTTACCATTCTAGCCTTGTCATCTTTGTCTGTGAAGGTCTCAACGGTTGTAAAATACTTGTGAGTAAAAAGCCCCTCAAAAAATTGGGTCTTTCCTACTCCCTGCCGTCCAGTCAAGTCCAGTACAAAGTCAAACTTGATGGTAGGGTCAAACACCTTGGCAACCGCTCCACGGAAAAACAAATCCATGATAATACGGTTATATTCATCATCCTTAATATTGAGATAATGCCTTAAAATATCAAAGGGATCACGCTGATTCACTAACTCTTTATACTCACTTTCGCAAGATTCCAGATAGTCTTTTAAGGGATTGTAGCTGTGTTCTCCAGCCACCACTTCCAAAATATCCGCTATGTCAGACTTTTTATAGTCCAGCTTGTACTTGGTAGCAATATAAGCCCTAATCTCTCTGATAATCAGGTCATCGATTGCACCGCTCAGGGTTCTACCGTTTAGCTTCATTGGTCTAGTCACGTCGATTTCATAAGTGAAGACGTTGTACTGTATAGCCCCTTTTAGCTTGCTATCTCCGCTCAAAATCTTCTTGAGATTATCCAAGTTGACTGCAAAGCCATCGCCTCTTGCTCTCTTTGCCAAGTTCAGGCTATTGTGTTCCTCATCGGTCTCCCTTGCTAGGGTCAAGTCCACCACTTCAGGCGGTACTTTCTGCTTATCTTCTTCAATGATTTTTTTTACAATTTCATTGCTACTCAAAAGCCACCTCCTTATAAAATATTCTTGCTACTTCTAAAAAATAACTGGCTAGGTCTTTGCGTTTAACGATTGCAGAAAACAAGTCCACCAGCTGACTAAAACTGTAGCCATTCACAAATAGCAAGCGGACAAAAAGCGAAGTCTCATATCTGGTATAAATGCCATTACAAATCAGGTCGAAAATCCAACCTTTTAACTCCACTCCAAGCCCCTGACGTTGCTCGGTCAATTTGTTTACCTCTAAATCTTTCAGAATCGTCAGCAAGTCAGGGCTGGCCATAGCAATATCCAAATTTCTGACCAATCCCCAGCCCTCTACTGCCTCATTTTCGTCTTTAATAGACACATATAAGCCTTTATATTGAAAACTCGTCAAAGCCTCATCTACAGGCTCATAATAGGTAAATTTGTAGTGTTCCCCATTCTTCCATACTTGAGTAGGATTTGACTTGAGAAAGCCAAATAGAGGCATTTTATCAACTGATATAGTCAACTCTATTATTCTCATTACACCTCCTAATCTATTGCAAGAAAATTATAAACATCACTCTTGCGGTAATAAATTTTCTTACTACTTTCAAATGGTGAACGTAGTGGCCGGAGACCTTCTTTTTCCCAATTATTTAAGGTAGTTCCACTAATACCAAGTTTTTTGAGTAAGTCAGACCTAGAAATCAAGTCCCAGTTGTCATCACGTTGCTTTTCCAGTTCTATCCTTTTAGCTAAGTGATCTCCCACTTTCTCCAGTAATTCAAGTTCTGCTTCTCTTGATAATAGTTGCATATTACACCCCTTTCTAATTATGAATCTTACCAGCAAGTTGGATATATCGCCCATAATCAGGGTTTAAATCCTCGCTAGGTGTTTCTATCGTCTGTTGGTTTTCTCGCTCAAATTGGGCGCTTGTTTTGCGGTCTAGGTGGTTTAGATAAAGCAGTAAGCCAATCAATACCACCATAAATATTACCGCTTGTGTGTTGGTCAAATCTAACTCATTCATGTTATGCCCTCGCCTTATAGTTCTTGATAAATTCCGCTTGTTTAGGTTGTTCCATATTCAGCAAGTCGTCTTCGGCTTGTGCCATTTCTTTAATATCTCTAGTCATGGTATGCCTCCAGCTCTTTAGCGTCGTCATTGTTCAAAAGCAAAAAGGCTATTTCGTTTAGACGATCGTATAGCTTTTCATTCTGGGCGTATGCTGTATCAGTGTATTTTTTAGCAAGCCATAAGAACGTGGTTGTATCATTCTGTAGTGCAAACTCAAGCCCTTCAAGAGCTAGGTTATTCATTTCTAAAACATTCATGATGTCGGTTAATTCGTTCCCTAATTCTGCTAGTTTCTTAGCCGATAATAGAACTTGTTGGCTTGATGTTGCTTTTTTTGTTGTCATGTTTTTTACCTCTTTTTCTATCTTTTTATACTTGCCACGATGGCTTTTTAATACTTTTTTTCTTGCCTACAGCCTCACGCTCAGAGTGGCCAAACTTTGAGAGCGTGGGGATTTTTAATGGTTGTTTCTTATACATTGTTTCTTGTAATTCCTAGCATCACGCTCAGACTCGCCAAATTGAAAGCGTGAGAAAGTACCAGTTTAAAGAGTTGGCGCTCTATGTTTTTCAAAACCTTTTCTAATTGCTTGCCTGTACTTCGGTTTTCTTAGTTTTTCTTCATTTCGTTTACGGCTTTATCTGCTAGCCGTTGCCATTGTTTTCTAAAATCTTGTTCATCTATCCGCCCATGCAGAAAGTCGCTCAGGGCGTAAGTTGCACGGCTGTAAAATTGCCTTGCTCGTTCGTATGCTGTCATCTGT